GTTGAACATGCCCTTTTCCCCCAACCTCAACCCGTGCATCCCCAGCGCCATGCCTCTGCCGTCGCAGAAGTATCGGGTCACCAGTCGAGGCACCTTTCGCACGAACGCCGCCGGTGCTGGTTGCATCGCCCTGTGGCCGTTCCGTGCGCTGGCCTCAGACCTGATCCCGGCTCCAGGGGGCAATTCGGCGCCGTTTGTTCTCGCCACGGACTCGACCACCACGGTCACCCCTGCGAACTACGACGTCCTCAACCAAGCCACCGGGAACACCGGTGCCGCCCCATGGACGGGCTGCACCTTGTACCCCGGCGCCACGTCACCCTTCAACCAAGCCTTCTTCGCAGGAGGCTCGGGGCGCTCAGTTAAGTTGGTGGCCTCTGGTCTTCGGATCAGATACACCGGTCCGATAGTTAGCATGGGAGGCCGCCTCATTGCCTGGCGGAACCCCCTGTTGACTGGTACCGTCGCCGCCACACAAGACTCAATCGCCTCGTTCCTCGCGTTGAATTCGGCTGCGACTGCTCGCATCACCGACCAATGGTTCGAACTGACGTACCGCCCAGTGGCTGAACTTGACCTTGCCCCTGTGTCCGAGCCCGGAGTCCCAAACCTGTACACTGCCCCCGGTGGGAGCGTAATCAACAACCGCCTGGCCCTCGCCTTCATGGTCGAGGACCTCCCGTCCAATTCCTTTGAATTTGAAGCCATCGCCTACTTCGAGGCGACTGGTCCCGGGTTGTCCACCACGGCTAGCCATGCCGACCCCGTCGCCCTCGCGACGGTGATGTCCGCTACGCCTACGAGTGTTGACCCCGACCCAGTCACCGCCCAGCCAGGCGCCATCCGGCAGTTCTACGCGACTGTCCGCGATATGGGCTATCAATCACTTCGCGGGATGGGTGAGCGGATGTTCACGGCTTTAAACGCCGTGCCCCCCCAGGTGCTGGAGAACGGAGTCCGCGTGGCGGGCGCCGCTTTGTATGGCCGTCGAATCCCAGGCCAGCTCCGCATCCGGGGGGGGTAAACGACGATGGGGATATTTGGAGACCAGCACAACCGTACCTAGTGGGGAAAACAGGGGACACCCTGAGGCCCTCAGCAGCTGCGCCGCTGCCGTCGGTCCATCATTTCGTCACCCAGAGCCTGTATCGCGGCAACGTTGTTTCGCGTGTCCTTGACACGGACGTGCCGCTTTACCTCGCCCAAGGTTGGTCCACGACCGCGCCGATCGCACACGCCGTTGGGGATGCTCCGCGCGTCCCCGATGGCTACGGTGCTGATGGCCTACCACTGGACTACCGGGTGACACGCCTGCCGCCACCAACACCCAACCCGG